GGGATTGCGCAAGCAGTCCTCTTTTTGTTTGCTCAAATTGCGCTCATGCGGCGGGAAATTTCACTCTGGCTCAAAACGGCCAGCGGCTGGCGGGTAATGCCGCGCTCTGCTGCCATCTTAGCCGATACAGCCTCCATTGCCCGCAGCATATCTGCCCTCTGGGCTTCTGCGGAGCCGCCGGGCAGGATATGATCTTTGCTTTCCCGCATATCGTTGATTTTGAGTTCTTCCTGCAAAGCCTGTTCCGAACAGCGGCGAAGCAGTTCCATTGCATAGGCTTCACCGTCCTGCTCTACCCATCCGATGTACTGCCGGTAGTTATCCAGCGTTTCCTGTTTCAAGCGGGCAAGCCGTTCCTTGCCGAAGCCGAAGGTCAGGTGCGTTGTTGCCGCCATAACCAGCCAAGCGATCTCTGCGCCCTCGTTCTGGGCCATGCGGAGCTGCTCTTCCCTGCGGTTGCGCGGAGCCTTGGTCTGCGGAAGCCGGACCTCAAAATCACAGATACCTTTCAAGTCCTCCCGCATGGCATCCGTTGCACTCTTGCGGTTCTCGGTCAGGATTTTTGTCCTATACCGCTGCTGAAACTCGTGCATCTCATTACAGGCCCGCTCCAAGCGTGTGGCTCCAATGCCCTCTTCCTGGTGCATAGCCACCACCATACACCAAGTGAAAATCTGCGCCGCCTTATCCCGTTCATCAGCCCGCTGCTGGCGAATGTTCTTCATCTGTTTTGCCATCTCCAATCTTTGCACCCGAAAATTTTTGCTAGGAATCTTCTCGCTTTGCCGCAGTCCCAACGGCTTTTGCACCACTGACACCGGCCATTGCACAGGAACGCCAGATGTGCTTTCATGTGCCCTCCTTTGCATTTTTGACCTTCGGTCCAGCCATGTGGCTTACAGCCCAAGACCAACCTACCATAGGCAATGCAGCCACAATCAGGATGATTCCGGCCGCATCCACGACCATCGGACTAAAGAAAATTTCACGAATCAGATTCATTAGATTCCTCCGCATTCACTATAAGTCCTGAAATTCCAGCGTTCTCTTTTGCATAGCCCACAGCTTCTTCTGCGGATACTGCCCACACATAAGATTTTTTGAGCAGTTCCTTACTCACTGGGGATCTATATTCCACTTTATACTTATGAACTATTTTCCACTGCCGGCGAGGTGCCGATGTTCCCTGCCAATACGCTGCTACCAGTTTTTGCTCTTCTACGCATACCGGGCGCAGCATTCCAAAATTGGGGTGTTCATAAGCTACTTTCTGCAAGGCTTCTTCTACGGCTTTCGGAGTGTTTTCTCCACGAATCCATGCAGAAAGCATACATTTTTCTGCCGTATCATTTTTTCTTGCTTCGATTGCGACCTCATAGCACGGCACCCTTATTCACTCCTTTCCTGCCCGCCGATTGAAGTACACCACCGGCGAAACACCGCGTTCATCACAGTCCTTGTTGTTGAAACTGACGATTGCACCGCAGTTTTTCTTATTGGTGCACCGAACGCATTTCATGCCCGTGACGCTCACGACTTCATAGGTCGGTGCACCACAGAACGGGCATTCCCGGCTTTTAGGTTCAACGTGTGCTTTCATTTTTTCTCCTCAAATCTATTGCAAAACTCTGGGGGATCGTCAAAGGGTGGCAGATCCCAAAAATTGCAGACATATCTGCAGCACACATCGTTTTTTGCCCTTTTAAAGCGCAGATGGGCACACTTGTCACATAGTGGTGCTTTTCTTTTAGGAATTTCAGACACAATGAGCACCCCAGTTGCATAGCTCACTGCCATAATCTGAAGCCACTTCAAAATAGTTTTGAAAATCTCTAATGCGGTCACTTTTCTTTTCCTTTCTTGCAGCACCCCATGTAATACTCTGTAGGCTCCCAGTCAGAAAGAACGATTTCTCCGATTTTGTCGCACCAGCTGTCGCCCTCTCCGACGTACATACAATTGGGGCAAGCATCAGGATTGCATACCCTCTGCGGCCTGTCTTTTCGACCACAATGATGTTTCTTTGCCATCAGGATCCTCCCCTACGCACCGGCTTCTTGCCGTTCCCAGCAAACTTTTCAGGCCGTTCATCACTCATGCCGCGAGCCAGAACCAGTGCCCTCTGGTCGTTCGGCATCTGGTAGATGCAGCCAGTCGGAATGTGCATATACAGATCATTCAGCACAGCGCGGGCAATTTCTGCCGTTTCGTACTGACCCAGACGATATACCGCGCCGCCACCCGTAGGAACCGCCTTGATTTCGTGTTCAGGACTCACATACACGCTGGTGCACTGGGCAATGTTCGTGATGGAGTCCCATTTTTTGTTCATGACGTACATTCTGCATCCTCCACATAGCACCAGCTTTGAGGCGGGCGGCAAATGGAACATCCGTCGATTTTGCAAGTCGGTGGAATCATGTAGTGATAAGACGTTTCATAGTTTTCACAACGCCAATTTCCACAAACACAATTTGATCTGCCCATTCCAAAAAAGCCAAAACGCGAAAACTCGTCAAGGTCTCTGGGCTTGTCATAAATCTTCAGGTCAGAGATGTGCCAGCCGTAGCCATTACGACCTTGCAGATATTTTTTAACGGTTTCTTCGGTCAGGCAGGCGGCTTGAAGCAGTGTATCTGCCGGTTTATACCACCCGTCCGATGTCAAAATGTTTATGTCCATCATCGTTCCGACGTGGACGAGCTTGTCGATTTTGTCGCAGGTGAACTCGCCGATCACTCTGCTGTCCATTTTCTGCACGCCAGCCTTGGGCGACTTCATAACCCAGCCATCGTGACCGGTGCAGTAGATGTACGCCTTGAACGGTGTTTCCAGTGTCGGGCGAGTCTTGCGCACCTCGACTTCCTTCATTCCTGCCCAGATCATCTTGCACCAGTTTGGCTGGATGCTCAGCAGAACAGCTTTACTCACTTTGCACCTCCCCGCCGTCCAGGTCGTCTTTGAGCTGTTCGAGCTTTTCGAGCACGATCTGCTGTACCTCTTCCGGCTTACCGACAATCTCAACGAGCTGCGCCAGCATGATGTAAACGTCCGCGATTTCTTCCCTGACGCTCTCGTGGGCGACCTTGATCTTCGCACCGTTGCGGTAGTTGAAGGTTACGGCCCGCTGGAGATTGCAGATTGCCTTCGTGAGCTCTGACATTTCCTTGATCGCCATCTGGAGTTGCGGGGTGGTGCCGTACCGATTGATTGCCCGCCGGATGGTGCTCAGGCCATAATCAGGAATGGCCGGGATGCCCGCATCCTCGTACCATTTGAGCTTTTCCCGCAGGGTCGCATAGGCCCACAAAATCGTGTAGTGCTCCGCAATCAGGCCATCTATGCTCTGCTTTGGGTCGTCGAAGAGGTGATCGGTCAGGCTTTCGGAGAGCTCCATATCATTGCAGCCCAGATCGATGCTGCTGCCATGCCCCTTGACGAGCTGCCGCGCATACTCGGTCAGTGCCATTTCAGGTTGCCGCAGCCATACCCAGCCGTCCTCGCTGACGTCAGTAAAGTTGAGGGCAGTCTGAAAATTGTCCACCGGGTTGTCGGTCGTCAGCCTCGGAACACTCTTAATCTTTTGCTTATCCATTTGCTCACCCTTCTTTTTGAATCATCGTCATATCGTAGCCGCTCTCCACAAACTTCACGCAAAGGTCGTGATTGATTCCATTTCCGAGATATGTATAGATGTCCGTCATTTCCTCCAACGTAAAATTCGTACCCAGCAGCTTGTTGATGCCCTCAAAGTGGAGTTTTCTTTCCTTGGGCGAGACTGCTTTAATTGCAGTCCGCGTAAGCCACTCCAAAATTTTTGCTTTCAGCTGGGTTTCGTCGGTCACATCTTTCAGGCTGAAGCCGGAATCAGTTCTCAGACTGAAAACAAGTTCGTTTTGCATATTCATGAACGACTGCGGGAATGCTGCTTGGATTTTTCCAGCCCACGGGGTATCGAAAATATTGAATTTTTCTACACCGCTTGCGGCTTCTGGCTCTTCTTTGGCAAGAAAGTCAATCGTATTTTCGACATCTGCCAGCGTGTGGATATGTCCCAGTGAACCTTCCATGCTCAGCACGGCCTTCAGCTGGTCAGCGTTAAGCGTTCTCATTTTTTCACTACCTCCTTCGGCGGCAGCGGCATCCACCCAACCACATGAGCATCTACACGGTTATCGTAAATGTCATCCTGGTTGAAATAACGATATTCCCACCAGCCTTTAGGAATAAAGTAATCATCGCTTTCTTCATCGTAGGTTCCCCACTCGAACATATCTTCCCAGTAGAAAGCGCTCTTTTGGGACAAGACTGTTCCATCTTCGTAGTTAGCCGTCGTAATCCCATATCCACCGCAGGCGGTTTCAAACAGAATCAGCACATCTTCTTCGACTTTCGGGGGATCCGTTTCGGGATTCCGCCATTCCGGCCACAGACTTACCGTGGGTGCAGCTGCTACCGTTTTCTGAGCATCTTTATAAGCCGCGCTGGCCGCAGCGCTGTGTCCCTGCATTAAACATTCCTTGCGGAAAAACCTTGCCATCAGGGCATTAGCATCAATCGGCCTTTTCTCGGTCATTGTTGCCGCCCTCCCTTGCCTGTTTCATCAGTTCTGCAGCATTGATAACAATGCCATCGTTTTCCTCCTCATAAATGCCGAGCGTCATATCCAGTTCATACGGCGTATCCCCTGCAGCTTCCCTGTCCGGCTTGAACTCTGCGGTCAATGTTTTATTCTTTACCGAAACAGCAAGTGCACTGTTATTGAGTTTGACTGAAAAGCTGGTGCCCTCAGTCAAAACATTGCCGCTGCACACATACAGACTAAGCGCACTCTTGAGCGCATAATCAGCATCACCTATCAAACTTTTCTCACTCATTAGGAATCACCTTCATCTTCACCACATCGAAATTCTCATACTCCGGGTAGCAAGCCTTGGCCATTGCTTTAGCCCGTACCGCGGCACCAGTGATGCCCTTTTCATCAATAACCACACACGGCAGGAGCGCAGACCCGCGTTTCCCGGATGCTGCGATAAGCACCTCATACTTTGCCATTGTCCCGTCCTTTCTCCGATTTCGGCGGGTGCGCTTCGCACTGGCGGTCTATATCGCCATCCACACAGCACGCCGCATAAATCAGAAGTGCAGCCATCACCGCCAGAATTGCCAGAACAATCCAAATACTCATTCCGTGTCACCCTCCCAGCAGGTTATTTTTCGCCATGTAGCCGACCATCAGGTCAGCATAAGCGCGCTTTGGCATATCAGCTACACCGTTACGCTCCAGCAGTTCCTTGATGCTGTATTCCTGACCTTGGCCATCAACAGCGCGTACCCTTGTGCTGCCCCGATTAACCACCATAGGCTTTTCATCCCGGGGATGGATGCCAAAGGGCATCTTAAACCCTTTTTCAAACACCCACAGGTGATAGGTATCGGCGGCATCCACCAGCCTGTCCTGCGACGGGTATACCTCGATGGCGGCGCGCTTTTCGCCGAACAATTCGTTTTTGATCTGCATCTTGACCGCCCACGGAATGTCCCCGCTGCCATCGCACTTGCCGCACCCTGCGGCCGACGTGATAGCAACGTGCTCGACCTTGCCGACAGGCGTGCGGAGCAGGCGGGACATAACGCTGTACTGTCCATCCTCGCTGACCCATGCCCGGTCCATCTCGCGCATCCAGCCGTGATAGGGCACGCCCAGTTCTTCGACTGCCTGCTTCGGGGTAATTGTTTCAGTCCATTTCATTTTTTCTGCTCCTCTCCAGCTTCTTTCATCAGGTATGGCGTGTCGCTCATGTTTCCAACCACTTTTCCAATGTAGAGCAACGCCCGAAGACAGCACGGTTTGTAGTCGCATGAGTTCTTGCCGGCAATCTTTGCGTAGAACCCGATATGGCCCACGCCATAGGCAATGTACTCACCAAACTCCACAGAGAAAATCCGCTCGTTGGGGCCGGTGGTTTTGATGATGTCGCCCTCAAAGACCATCGTTCCTTCCATGTCCTTTACGCCAGTGCTCATGCCGATTGTAAATGGCTTGACCAGATGGGCGTATGCCGGCTCGTTCTCTGAGTTGATGTACCAGCCCTCACCCGGGCGGCTGTTCTTCACGCCCGGGGAGCGAATCAGGAATCCTTCATGCCAAGTGCCATCTGGGGACTGCCCGCGAAAAGTTCTACCCTGCATCATGCTTCCCCCTTAACCTTGACAGGAAGCACCAGCGCTTCATACTGCGGCTCAATCAGCTTTACGGGGGACAGAGGGCCGACCACCCATGCGCTGACCTCGTCTCCTTCCATCGACTTCAAAGCCTCGCTCAAAAATTCCAGATTAAAGCCGATTCGCAGATGTTCTTCCAGCTTTCCGTTGAAGGAAAACTCCTCATTCATCTGTGCAATCGTGCTACGCATCGATGCTCTGCCCGTGCCGCCGGGTTCAAGATCCATTACCAAGGTGCTCTTTTCCTTTGCGTCTGCAGACCGAGCAAGTTTGACGCGCCCCAGAACGCCCAGCAATTCTTTCCTGTCAAGCATGATTCTGGTTCCCTCGCTCTTTTGGGCTGCAATTTTGCTATAATCCAGAAACGGTTCCGCAATCAGGCGAGACTTCACCTCAAAGTTGTTGTCACTGAAAACGGCCTTTTTGCGATCGCGAATAATCTCCACGTTACCATCCATGGATATCGTATCAACTGCTTTTGCAGTTGCGGCGGGGAGTGTAAAGCGAAAATCGCCATCAGCTGTGCAGTTGATTCTTGCAATTGCCATCCGATAACCATCCAGTGCACAGATTTCCAGAACGTCCTCGCCTTTGCGCGAGAAGCACAATCCGCGGTGAGCAGGGTGTTTTTCATCCTTTGCTACCGCATAGATAACTTTGGAAATAGCCCAGCTTAAATCGCTGGCTCCTACAACGCATCGTCTTGCGTCATTACCGGGACCTGAAAGTTCCGGGTAATTCTCTGCCGGCGTAGTGTTCAGACGTGCCCTCGCTGTGCCGGACTTCACAGTAAGGATGCCTTTCTCTGCCTCGATGCTGATTTCCGGTGCCACCGTGCCGCTGATGAAATCGACTCCGCGAGGCGGAACCACCACATCCTGCTCAACCGGTTTAGACAGCCCGGCACGGACACTCAGTTCCAAATTGGTGGCGTATGCGTTGGAGCCGCTCAACAAGATTCCCGCATCATTGGTGCCCACCGCCCGAACCTCCGGCACCGCCGTGCGCAACTTGGAAAACAGCGCTCCAAGTTCACTTCGCTCAAACTTCATCTTCCTTTTCTCCTTTCTCAAAGTGCTTCATGCTGAATTTCACATAGCATTCAGGGCACATATAAGCCACCCGCTCCGGGTTATCACCACGCTTTCTGCGCAGGAGCAGGGCGTACATTTCCTTCATAGGCCGGTACTTGCCGCAAACGGTGCAATGTTCCCACAGCCGCTTTTTCTGTTCCATTGTTGGGATTTTCTGCAAAAATGCCGCAGGCTTTTCCCGGCGCATATTCTCAGCGCCCACTATGCTTTCCATGTTGCTCCGCATAAACACCGGCGTACCAGCTGCATCTGCCGATGTCAGAATGTCCTGTATCCATCCAGCCTTTGGAATAACCTTTTTGGCATTTTGGCCTGTTTCCGCTCCAATAACTGCCCATTTCAGCTTTCGGAACGCTTTTGTTGCATCGCCTTCAAACGGTCCGAGAAGCGGCTCTATGGCTACGAACGTATTATACTCTTCGTTTGCCCACACGCTGTCTGACAGAATCGTTGCGGTAGAGCCGTACCAGAAATTGTTTTTCTGTGGAAGTACCCCATGGTTTGCAAGGTTCTGATATCTCACCGGGTACTGCGTCAAGAAAATGTACTGGTGCTGGGGTGCCATTTCG